ATGAATTGAATATATTGGTGGCATTCAGCACGTGGTTGTATTCGGTAAAATCTAAATCTTGAAGTTTACCATCCGAAATCTTTGCGAATAGATCAGCCAACTCCCCGTGCATTGAGCATTCGTACTCGATTTGGTTCAGGTCGTTAACCTTAATCGACAACAAACGGATAAAACCTTCTATTTGCGTGACTTCATCCACGGTCAACAGCGCATCGGCTTTCAGGTTAGGATTGAAATCAGGACTGAAATTGGTGGATGTCGTGTTGCGGATGGACAAGTTCAAATCAAACAAGTGGGTGAACAGCTTGTTATTTGTTTTTGTACCGGGCAGGGTGAACGTCTTTGTCCAGTCCGATGACCTGCTTTCAGGTTCACGAATGTCAGCAATGCTCTTGTTTATCTGTATTCCAAAATCGGTGGGCAGGTCAACGCTGTACCCACCGCATACTAATCTTACGTTGTTCATGCGTTTTGTAACCTTTCGGGTTCGGTATATTCAACTGTGATTTGCAGGTTGTTCGGGCCATCAATGTAGTCAAATACCTCGTAGCTTGTGTCGGTTATGTTGACCGGAATGTTGCCGAGAAAAACCACAGGGGATGCAATCAAATCTTGCAGCCACTCAAATTCTGTTTCGGTCAGCCAGTTGGTGTTCAGCACCACTTGCTTTGTCTTTTCTGTGGCATAGTTGGTCATGCCGTGCTTACTGGTATCGTAAACATACTGAACTCCGCTGATGCCGTAATTGTTCCGCTTGAATTGTTTGCGAGTGACGTTGTATTTATCTCGTGACATCATGCTGCACCGCACCGTTTCAAAGCCACCCAATGGGTTCAGGAAGTACAAATATTGTGGGCTGTATTTACTGCATTCTTCTACCACATCAAAGCGGTACGCTTCCGTGCCGGGGTCAAGTGATCCGTTTACGACTTGCACCGTGTAGTAACTTGTATTGGTAGGAACAACACTCCCAGACGTTCCGCTGATTAAGGAACCCTGTGCGATAAGGTTCAGGTTGTTAGGCCCGGCAGCCACACGGAGCAAATATTCGGACTTGTCGGTTGTGGTGTCAAAGGTGTTATTGATTACCGATGTGGTGGTAGAACCTGCGCTGTCATAAGCAATCACCCGAACATCACAGGCATTGTCACCACGTAAAAAATAAAGGTAGTCATTTTGTGCTATTGTAACCCTGCGAGTGCGGACACGGGTCAGGAATTTACTGCTGCCACCCACAAAATCAATTTCATAATCAGTCACCTGCTCACTTCCGTACAAATAATAAAGCCCATTCCAGCAATATTTGCCCGTGTCGGATGTCAGGTTCAGGTATTCCGTGCCGCCATATTCCTCGCCAAATTCAACTGAATAAGCAATATAAGAATTGGCACATTTTGCAGGGGCTGCCAATCCAAGTGTAAAATCATACGTCACATAATTCTGCAATATCCGTGACAAATCAAACACCCCATAGTTGGTAGTGCCGTAGAAAATAGGTGCTTTCAGTTTGGCTATGATTGTACCGGCTGCGTTTTTTACGACAGCCACAAACTTGAAATTCGTTTGAGTGTAGTTATTTGAGGACACAACATAAGCAACGGGTGAATATACCGGGCTTATGTCGTTCGGTTCGGTTTCGATTGTAATTGCCATCTACCTAAAAAAGTAGGTTTGTGCCTACCTATGTAGTGGCAATCTCACTTGTAACGTATGCCGTGATGGGTTTACCCAAGGCATCTCCCAAGTGCTGTGCGATTGCATCAATGTTGGCAGGGGTCAGTACATCGCCTATAAAATTACCGCCTTTGTAACCAAACCTCTTTATCGTTCCTTTGCTGTGTATTTTTTTGGCAATCGCAATCGCCATAGATTTACGGGCTTCCAAAACTGACTGACCGCTTTCCTGTTTTGATTTGCGAACGGGAATACCTTTTGCAGTTATCCATTCCTCAATAGATTGCCACAGGAATTTACCGCCATTGTTTCCTTGCCTTGTTCTGCCCCTGCCTTGGTCTGCCCACAAATAGTAATTCGCCATTTCAATAGGCACGGTCACTCCGTTGGCATTCTCCTGAAAGTCACCTATGTTGACACTTGACCGCAGGTTTTTGGTAGCGACCAATTTCTTTTCTGTAATGTCCTGACGCAAGGCATCCACCAATCTTTGAGCCACACCCAAAACAAGGTCAGCAAGTAATGAATTAGGCATGGGGCTGTCAGGTATGCCGAACTTATCCAGCAACCCTTTGTTGATTGCATCCAGTTGCGCTTTGGTAATGTTCACACTTATAAAAGTAGAAACCCCGACACAATGGCCGGGGCTTCATCCGTAGGGGGTTCGAACTCCTATCCTCACCAATGGTGAGATGTTACCCTTTGCCGGTATTCATTCCCGGTTACACCAACGGTTGTAGTCAGGACAGGACTCGAACCTGTAATTATTACGGCTATTTGATGGATAGCGACCATACAGTTGGCATTATTCATAATCAATCCATAAATTGTGCGTCTTCCATTCCGCCACCTGACTATGCTACAAACTTACAACATTTCCTGCATCAATGCAATTTTATATACCGTGCTATCTTTGGCCGACTTTGCCGATTGCGCTGCTGTGTTTAATCGTTCTGTCCTTGCCCTGTCCTTTTCTGTTTGGAAACTGACTGCGTTTAAGAACTCCACAAGCGGCATATTCAAAAAGAAATCCCACTTTGTCCTGTCACCCCCTGCGATGTTGTCCACCATTTTCAACCAACTGATGGCCGGGCGGTCTTTTCTTCGGCTATCTTCTTCAACTTCTCCACTTCCTGCTCTAAATATACTTGGGTAGCTTCGAGTAATTCCGGCAAGCATAGAGAAAAAAAAAGCGTGTAGGCGTATGCAAACGAAATCGGCATCCGTTCCCTGAACTGGGCTGCAATCTTTTCAAAGTCATCTGTCTTGACTTCCTTCCGCTTGGGTGGGAATATCCGGTAAGGAACGCACAGGGCCGCCATAATCATGTGCAAGTTCTGCACCCATTTGTCCTTTTCAGCAAACAAGTCTTGCACCATGATAAATTGGTGCGCTTGTAATTGGTGCTGATTGGCTGCGAATTTATACAGCGTGTTGCCGATGCGGAAGCTACCCACGTTTTTTGCGGTAGGTAACTCTGCCATAAATGCAAGTTTACTCAATGCTGCTGTGATGTCCACAATCCGCATTTCCTCTATTTGGTCCAGTTTTTTATTAGATAAAATGGACAAAGTTTTGAGCTGATTGTCAAACGATGGCTCTGTCAATAGCTGCAATTCCTGAAACTGCGCTATACTTATTTCATTCCAATTCTTTGGTAGTTTCATTTTACTATTTTGTACCACAAATGTATGGCTGTTGTTTTGATTATTTCGTATATGGCTATGGTAAAGAGTATTTTCATATTATGACAAATACCCCTTTCTTATTCTTTTGGCTGCAATACCGGGCAAGTGCCAACGCACAAACAGCGTCATCGTGCAACCCTGATGGTGCAGAATAACGCAACCCGGTTGCCGTGTGTTCAAATTCAAAGTTCCGCATCTCGTCTGCGATTATGCCTTCGGGAAATTTAATCAACCCAGCGTGAACGTCAGCGGTCAACTGCTCCATCATTTGCTGCTTTGATACCGATGTGAACTTAACCCCAACGGAACGGGGGCAGTGCCGTTGTATTTTCTCCACAATCGGGTCACCTACGCCCGTACTATCTATTGCCGCAGGGGTCTGCCCTACTACCCGAATGATGTGCTGTTCTGTTTGGGCCCAGTCCTTTTGGAAGCGGTCAAAATAGCAGACACGATATTCGGAGTCAAGGCCAATGATCACCGTGTAGTCGCTGTACTTCGCCAAATCTATACCAAACCACTCAACAGGTGCGGTGGAAATCGGTGCAATACACTGCGAAATGTAGCTCAATCCAAACGGGTTGCTGCCATCCTCGGTTGGTTCGGCAAGATACAGCTCGGAAAATATGTGCTGTGGCAAGTCACGTTTGGCCTGTTCAACTTCTTCAAGTTTCAGGACACCAGCGTTGACTGCGTCATAAGCGGTAATCTTAAAAAATCCGTAGTTCTGCTCACCCATCCTTGCCCTTTCGGATAGCTTATATCCCCAATTCTTTTTGCCTTTCACGTTACCGATTAGCTTTGCCTTGCCTTCGGTCTTGGTCAGGGTAGAACGTAACGCAAACCACGCATCTTCACGAGCCCGTGTGAACTCATCAAATACCGCTGCATAGACATCATCACCATAAAGGTTGTCGGGTTTGTCAGCGGACTTAAATTCTATTATCCCCCCGGTTGGTAGGGTTAATCGCAACTTACTTTCGTTGATCTTAAAAAAGTCACGCACGGTCACTTGGTTACGCATACGCCTGAATGCAATCTCCGCCTGTTGGTACACGGGTGCAACCCACCACACCGATTGGTTTTCTTTTAGTTTCAATGCCTGTTCAAACAGCCAAATAATATGACTCGCTGTCTTGCCAACTTTCGTGGCAGCAGCGGTAACGGTGTATCTATCAGGGCTGTCAAGTATTGCCCGTTGGTAATCCGTTACGAATGGCCGGGTGTAGCTAATGTGCATTGATAAAATTCCAATCGGTCTTTGTTTATGGCTTCAAGGTTGTGGTGTTGGTTACAGTAAACTTGATTGGCAACCCCCCTGATTTTGTTTGCTTCGGGTTGGCTTTCCATTGCCTGTTTCATGGCATTGTACCATTCGTTTGGTGTGTTCAGGCAGAACTTCACCCCTGCATTATTCAGGTGTTGCAGGTATGGTTCAACTCCCGATGCAATCACGGGCAATCCGTAGGCAGCCGCTTCGATTATTTTCAGCTCACTCTTGCAGCTGTTCCACTCATTCTGTTCCAATGGTGCAAGTGCGCAGTCAAACAGGCGGTAGAAATTGCCGTACTCGTTGGGCTGCTGTGCATGAGATACCAACACCTGCGGTTTCAGTACCGGGTTGTTTCCGTTGAACTTGTACAAGATGCTATCCCAAATGTAATTGTTTGCCATCCATCCGCACAAAACGAAGCGGACATTGTCATGCTCGTTGCAAATGCGTTCGATTGCTTCTGATAGTATCATGATGTCGTTGCTGTGAGTAAGTCCACCCACCCAGCCAAAGGTGAAGTACTCCCGTTCCTGTGGGGTTGAAAGCCATTGGTCATCGGTTAGGTCAAGTGCATTCGGAAGCACCTGCACATTGTGGTTGTACTTGGATATCTTTTGAGCAAGGTAGTCGGTTGTGGTGGTCACACCATCAGCATACCTGATGCCATCAATGATTTGCTGCTTTAATTTGTGTTCCCGGAAGTACTTATATGTTGGGTGGTGTTTTGGCAGTACCCAGTAATCATCAATGTCCACGATGTATTTGATGCCGTTCTTTGCGAGGTAGTGCAATATCTCGTAGTGGTTTTCACCCAGCCACCTGTTGAAGATGACAAGGTCGTAGTTAGATAAATGTGGTATTCCATTGCGTTCAAAGTTCTGGCTTATGCTGACCGTGATGTCATCGGGATAATCAATCTGCAATCGTTTCAGGGGTGTGTATAGGCGGTGGTATTCAACTCCACCCATGCCTTCCCATAGGGCTAACACTTTCATTGTAGGTACAATAGTTTAATTTGTTGGTATATCGCCCTGATTTCGGGTGAATTTATTTTTACATATGCTGTCATAAGCATTCTCATTTTGGTATCACGGGTGCGGCTCAATCGTCTGCGCTGTGCTGTGTATTTCATTCGTATGTTTCTGTGAAGTATTCGTATGCGTTAAGGTCATCATCTATCATGGTGGCATTTACTGCATCCATAATCTGTTGCCGTTCCATTTCTTTCGCCTTGTTTATTATTGCAGTTGCCTGTTCGATAGATAAACTATTTTTCAGGTTTTCAAGCAACCATTCAACTGCTGTCTGTTTATTGCCCATCTAAATTAAGTGTGATTTTGATTTCGCCTGTGACCGTCTGATTTACATCTGCCGTTTCTTTCGGTTTGCCGTACACCCTTGAAAGCAAAGTTTCAATAGAGTAGAGACTGCCTTTTTCAAGTGACTTCCGCATGGCATTGGCAATCGTCTTTTCAAGTATGGTGGCCTTCGGGTTCTGCCATACCTCTTTCAGTTCATCAAGATCCATTGACAACATCGCCTGAATGGTGTCGTTTATTTCGGCAAGTTTGTAGCCCTGCTCTTTCAAAAGAGTGACGTACTTTTTTGGTCTGCCGTTCCTGTTAATTCTGTCAGGGTGAGCATCAAAACCATCACCCTTTTTCAGGTTGTCTAATTTATTCGCCATCGGTAGTTTGTCGGTTGTAAGTTTGCCCGTTGCGTTTGATTTGAAGTGTCGGGTCAAGTTTAATCATTCGGTCCACAATAACTTGGCAATACTTCGGGTCAAGTTCCATCCCGTAGCATTTGCGTTTGAGTTGGTGTGATGCGACCATTGTGGTGCCTGAACCGGTAAAACTTTCAGCAACTATATGGCCTTCATTTGTCATTGCCTTGATATATTCTTCAGGCAATGCTATTGGAAAAACCGCAGGATGAAATTTTGTCCATTCTCTACTTTGCTCGTTAATTATTGAATTAACAGTTCCTAATTGCCTATGACTTCTTATTGTCATATTCTTTCCCTTCTTTACAGTTCCATCTTTTTGTCTATTACTACTATGGTCATTAAATTCACCTGCATCTTTATTTGGAACGGTTAAATTTAGTTCCTTTCTATTATTTCCGAATACAAAAATCCATTCATGCTGAATTGCAAACATGGCTGTAATTTGCGCCATAGAAAATCCAGCACCTTCTCTATTCCATACATTCCAACTTAAAAATTTATACCCGCATGATTTTGCCATTTCTATATATTCATTCCAATACTGCACTATCTCATTATCTTTCCTTTGTAAACCTAAATTGATAACTTGGAAATTAGCATAAGGCATAAATGTTGGTATAAACTCAATAAGGTTTGATACTGATAAATCCTTTTCCCCATTGTATTCCCTCATATCTGAATAAGGAGGCGAAGTAAAAAGCAATTCTGCCTTTTCACCATTCATCAACTTTGCCACCGCATCGCTATCCGTACTATCCCCACAAAGCAATCGGTGTTCACCTATCTCAAACAAATCACCCAGCACAATATCGGTTTCAATCTGCTCGGGCATCTTGTAATCATCTTCCTCTGCTTCCAATTCAATTGCATCCATTGGCGGCAAGTCCAAACCCCATTCAGTCAGCTTATCCGCATCCCATTCGTTTGCAAGTGTGTTCCAATCCCATTCACCAAAGCCCACGTTGTCTTTAATCAGGAATTGCGCCCGTTGTTCTTCTGTCCATTCGTCTGCCAAAATAATCGGTATCTCCTTTGCCCCGATGTCCGACAATGCTTTGAGCCGCATATTGCCGCCAAGCACGATATAATGTTCTCCTTCGGTATAGCAAACCAATGGCCGCTTTTCCAGCATTTCAGGGAAGTCAATAATTGACTGCTTTAACTTTGCGAACTTCTCATCCCGCATGACACGGGGATTGTTCGGGTTTGGCCGAACCTGTGTTAATTTAACCCACTGCATATATTCTCACGTTTCTGTTTATGTGATTGTCAGGTGTAAAACCAAACTGCGCCATTAAATGGTCAAGCCCAGCATGGCTGAAAATGGTGCAATGTCCTACCTTTGGCTCAATGTATTCGTCATGTTCGGTTAGCCAATCGGTGAACGAAGTCTCAATCATGATCTTACTTCCGGGGTGGCAGAACTCTTTTATTTCGGCCAATTCTGCAAATGGTGCGGTCAGGTGTTCGATTACTTCGGTCAGGACAATCACATCATAGTCCTTTTTAAGGGATAAAACATCGGCATAATATCCGTTATAAGGGTCATAACCATCGCAGTCAATACCAGCATCCTGCATAAATGTAACCATTAAACCAGTTCCACAACCGTAATCCAAAATGGTGGGCTGCTGATTACCTGATATTTTCTGTATGCGATACATTCTTACAAGGTTCATCTCATCGGCATTGCGTTCATCTTCTTTGCCACCGCCAACCATGCCTGATTGGTCTAACTTTTTGCAGAAGATATTAGCCAAGTTATCGGTGTAGTATTGCACCCCCCCTTTGATAAATGCCTTTTTGGCTACCTTCCCGGTAATGGGTGATTTAGTTTTGCTCATATTTTGATTTCAATATCTGTGTCAGGTTCATTATTGTCCAAGCACCAAAACCATTGTCACCTGTCGGGATGACGTTGTGCGCAGTCGGGCAGATTTCAACAACACGGGGATGTTTCATGACCTCGGCTATTGCGTAGGCCATTGACTGGTTTCCGACAAATAACTCACAGCCCTTGATTATGCCGCACAGCTCCGCAAAGTCTTTCACTTGGATGTGAGAAATGTCAGGCAGCTTGGCCGAAATGATGCGGTATTCATCGGGCAACCCTACAAATTTTATCTTATCCTGATACCTGCGCAGGATGGAATAATCAAATGTCGGGTTGTGGTACCGGGCTGTACGGTTCAAAATGATTTGGTGGTTGCCTAATTGCCACACATCAAAGTGTATCGGCTCGGCTAAATTGCAAGTCAGTTCAGGATAAATATGAAAATACCATTGGCTGATGTGGCCGGTGTAATTGTGAAACTTCCTGAATAGGTTAAAATTGTAGTCGCATTTTGCGGCTTCATCCGTGATTGTGCATTTGCCGATAAAGTCGGTGGACATCAGCAACGGAACGAGCATTTGCGCCATCTTTAAATTCATCTGCACCTTGCCCATCGGGTGATTGAAATTGTATTGTGCAGGTACATCCACCTGTAAATATAAGTGAACCTTGCTATCGTGCAACCGGGATGCTGCTCTCATTGCCGGTAGTGAGTAAATCAAATCCCCTGCATTGCCGCCATGAATAATACTAACCATTGAGTGCTTCCCTATATAGTTTTTTTAGTGCATCGAACATACAACTGCGACACGCTGGGAATGGTTGTCCGTACAACTGTCTGTGAACTTCGTTAAGTTTGGCATAGTACCCAGCTTCAAGTGAGTAAGTGCCGGTCTTGTTTATCCTCTCAATATGCGACTTCAAGTCAAGGCAAAGTGAACGCTGTTCAGGTGTCATATACGAGTCATTATAAAGTAACAAACACAGGGTAAAACAAC